GCAGTAGAAGTTACGATAGGATGACATAGCCTACCTTCCTTGTAATTTTGAAGGTATTGGTAATATTCATCTTTTACTCTTGTATCTATATCAACTACTTTGTCACCTTCCATAATAAATAGATCGCTTTTCTTTTTAAATAAAGGAAATCCGGAAGAAGTGCTCTTCTTCATTCTATCCATATACGCGACACCATCTTTTCCATTTAAAATTTCATCGAAAGTCCACTCACGGACAATTGCGAAATCTTTATCTGGAACTGCTGCCAAAGCTTCAAAAAAGTAGTTATCAATACAAGCTTGAAACATATCTATATTTATATTAGGCATTGGTTCACATTCTGATTGGCACGCTAGGGAATAGGGATCGTAATAAGTTGGCTCTCCTTCGAGATTGACACTCCATCCTTTCTTTAGAATTGGTGGGTACATTGTGTTTTCTTCGTCTGGAGTTCGAAAGAAGAGAGAATTAATACAAGTATGTTTCCTAGGATATCGTATATATCGCTGGATAGTACATAGTGGTCTAATGTTCCCTACAATCTTACGCAAAGAAGAGTTCTTTACCAAAGCTTGTGCTTCTTTCAAAATATTAGGATCTACCATAAACGTAGGCTGATTAGTTAATTCATAGCATTGTGCTTCTATATTAAAACGGTTCTGGATCATCTGTATAACGCTAGCGTCTATACGCGTCGAGTAACCACGAGAGGATTCGTCTTTTCCTGCTACGTGCATACCTGCAAAATACATATGATTATTCCATTCTATGAAAATAGGGGCACCACTATCACCTATACGGACAGTACCGTGTGGGTAAGTAACTTTATCTGCTTTGCCTATAGAATAGCCTGAATAATGAGGAATCAACTCATATTGTCCTGTACCTTTTAAAACCTTAAATTCATTTAATCTTTTTGATAATAATAAGTAATTATTTAGCCCATCCATTTTTTGTTTAGAAAAGTCATGGAAAAATTTCTTCCAAGAATTTTGGGATGGTGCTCCTACTACTACAAAAGCCATTAAATCTAAGTGAGGAAGAGGGCAAATTAAGTCTGCGGTAAGTGTTAAATTCTCTACAAAGATATCAACTGGGTGATCATCGCTATGACGTTGCCCTATTGTTATAGTGCTTTTGCTGATATCTGCTCTCTTAAACAAGTGGTGACAAGTTAAGAAGATTTGACCTCCTATACTGTAACATACACCTAAATTATAGAATATTTCACCTTTGGTATAGGCTTTGACTTCTATAGAGTATATATTTTTAGAGAGCGTAGATACAAGCTCATCTAATTTAGTATAAGAAGGGTGTGCGCTTTTGATAACAGCATCGAGTTCAAATTTTTCTTCATTTTTGATCCAAACGTTACTTTTAACTTTGTGATCTTTTTCTAGACTATCTACGTCTTCTGCTGTAATTTCGCTAATACCAGTAGGAAATTTGAGGAATTTTATATCGACTTCTTCATCTTCTTCTACATCTTGATCTTCTTCATTGGTTTCAACTAAGTCTTCTTTAACTTCTTTACTTTCTTCTTTATCGCTCTCTTTATCTTTAGAATGAGTCTCTTTGGAATGAGATTCAATTTCTTTGCGTTTTTCGATATAGGTACGTAAAGCTGGAGTAATTAATACAATAGCAGCAATAAAAGCCGCCGATGCGACTTTCTTCTTGTGCTCTTTTAAAAGATTCTTAAGGTAGTGGCGTTGTAACGCTCCCCAATCTTTTATCTTGTATTTATAAAGTAAAGCTCTTTCAGTGTATTTCCAATATACCAATTTTCCAAATCGCAAACGCCTATAATAGGCTCGCAATTTGGGAGAGAGATATACATGTCCGGGATCTCGGACAAAGTGAGGAAGAGTATAAGCTGTAAAGGCTATAAATCCAGTTACAAATGTCATAATATGGCATATAATAGATAAGTAGAGAGGAAAGAAAGGACTAGCATGTGAGAAAAGAGTAAAAAACAAAGATATAATAAATATTTGTATTCCACTCATAAACTCACTAATACTTAAATCATAGTTAATGATAAAATTTCCTAACCAAATTTGATAAGAACCATATTTCGCTTTAGCAAATATTATTATAAATTTTAACCAATCTTCAGGGCTCACTTCGAAT